CCAGGCGCAGGGCCATGATGGCCTGAACCTTGTTGATGGTCAGGGTCGCCATGTCGATGCTGTAGCCGTTGGCACCTTCGCCAGCTTCTTGCATCACTTCGATCGGCAGCGCGCCTTCCAGGCTGTAGTCCACCAGCGCGAAGTTGCCCGAGCTGTAGCCGAACTGGACGCGGCGGGTGTTTTCACCCGGGGCGCGGCCGGTGTTGTACAGCATGAAGTCTTCCTTGCCGAAGGTGACGATCTTGCCGGCACGCATCGGGACGTTCACGCGGGGGAACAGATTGCCGCCCACCAGTTCCAGCTGCTTGTAGCCCTGGGCAACGGTGGTCAAGACCGGATCGATGATCCGGACATTCGAGAGGGTCAATTGGGGCATTTCAGGTGCTCCTTCTCAGTGGTTGCCCGGGTCAGTTCGGGAGGACGATGATTTCGACCAGGTCGCCCGCCTGACTGGCGGTGTAGCCCGGGGCCACGCGACCGACAGCGACGCCGGCCGACTTGGTGACGACGCGGCCGGACGAGTCGAACTCGACCAGGGCGTTCGCGGCGATCGCAGCGCCGGCTTCGGCGATGGCAGTGCCCAGCACGGTCGCGCTGATGCGGTCGCCGATGTTGCCGGCGGTCTGAGCGATGTAGCCATTGCCGGCTGCAGTGACAGCCGCACCGGTCAGTTGGACGCCGCGAAACTGGGTCGCGGCAGCGGTCAGCGTGACGCCGACGGCGAGGACGGAAACGCTCGAAGCAGCCATGATGTCAGGCCTCCTGCTTGGTAGTCACGGCCTTGATGGCCTGGATGTAGTCGGTGCCGGGGTGGGCCTGCATGTGGGCCTTCGCGTCGGCGTCCAGCTTGGCAGCGCCGGCCTCGACGTTGAACGTCGTCTCGCCAGCGCGGTACGCGGTGCTGGCGGCTTTGGGCTTGGGCTGATCTTCCTCGATCGCGCCGGCGCGGACAGGGGGCGGCGCGTCGGCGGCGCGGGCGGCTGCGGCGGAAGCCGTCTTGCCTCGCTCGGCAGCAATGACGGCCAGGGCGGCCTCAGCGCCGGAGGTCTTTCCGTCCATAGCCAGCTGCTCGATCAGGGCTTCGTGGCCCGGCAGCGCGGCAGCCTTGACGGCCTTCACGCGGTCCAGCTCGGCGGTGGAACCTTCGGCGCGCAGCACAGCCGCGGCATCGGGGTTTTCGGCCGCGAACTTTACGGCCAGCTCAGTCGGGGTCATGTGTACCTCGCTCGGTTGGGTAGATGCCTCGGGGCGCACCGGCCCAGCTTCGGCGGATACGGGCAGCACGTCCGCGGCAGCACCGGCCGCGGGCAGACCACCCAGCGCGAACGCGGCCTTCCGGCGCGCTGCGAATTTCTGCGGATCGGACGCCAGGCGCTCGACCATGGCGTCCACGGTAGCGACGCCATCGACCAGGCCGGCGTCGATCGCCTGCTGGCCCACGAACACGCGGCCATCGGCCATGTGCTGCAGTACCTGCTCGGCGCTGGCGCGGCGGTTCTGTGCAACGGTGTCCACGAAGACCCGGTAGATCTCGTCCACCTGGGCCTGCATGTAGGCCTTGCCCTCGGCGGTCAGCGGCGCGGTGTCGGACGCGATCCGCTTGTACTTGCCGGCGGTGATCTCGGTGCGCTGGCGGCCGGCTGCCGACTTCGGGTCGAACGTGTGCGTGGCGACCACGCCGATGCTGCCGACCATGTCGGTCAGGCCGCTGATGTAGACCGCGTTAGACGCGCTGCCGATCCAGTAGCCGCCAGATGCCATCATGCCCGAGCACACGGTCACGGTCGGCTTCTCCGCAGCCAGGGCGCGCACAGCTTCGGCCGCTGCAGGCAGGCCCAGCACGTTTCCGCCAGGGCTATCCACGTCCAGAACGATAGCGCGCACGCGGGGGTCGGCGCGCATGCTCTCGATCTGCTGCGCGAACACCTGGGCGGATGCGCCACCGCTCACGCGCGTGAACAGGTTGGCCTTCGGGCTGATCGCGCCGGACAGCTCCAGCACAGCAACGCCGCCCTCCTCGACCCGATATTCCTGCTGGTCGTTGGCCAGCGGGCGGCCCAGGCGGGCCTCGATGGCGTCGATGTCGATCTTGTCGCCCCGCAGATGGGCAGTGTAGATCGCCTGGATCTCGTCCAGGCGGTCAGGCACGATGGCCCAGGGGCTGCGGAGAAGGTCGATCAGCGTCATGGTCGGGCCCGATTCTATCGGGGTCCGTTGTTTCAGTGGCTCAGCGCGTGAGACTTTCGCGCGGGCCACGGGATCGGCAGGTGGTGCTCGGCCAGCAGGAACTCGGCCTGCCGGGCCTGCTCAGCGACCAGCAGCGTCAGAGCGGCGATGTATTCGGCATGGCCAAGGCCAGTTGCAGCGCGAAGCTGGGCCTGGTCCTGGGCGATCTGAGTGGCGTAGGGGTCAGACGATGATTCCGGCATTCTTGGCGGCGATGACACGCGGCGCCAGCATGAGGGCGGCAGGCGTCAGCGGGTGCAGCAGGTCGTTCGTGATCTGGGACGCCACGCCTACGCCCACCGCAAACGACCCGGTCGCGTTCTTGCGGATGCTGGCCACCCAAGGCCCCGTCCCGCTGATCGCGTAGATCGGGCCGAGCAGCTTGTATGTTGCATTCCCGTAGTCGGCGATCAGTGTGTCGCCGAGGTTCGGGAGGTCCGCCAGGGTGATCGTCAGGTCGCCGCTGGTATATGGGGCAGCGATGGTGGACACATACCCTGGGACCAACCACCGGCCGTCGTCCAGCGCGGGCTCGACAATGCCGCCCATGTCGATGTGGCCGCTGATGTTCGCGTCGGTGTGGTTCCGAATGAAGGTGTTGTAGGAGCTGAAATCGACCTTTGTCTGGCCCGCCAGGGATGTGCCGCCTAGGTTCAGTGCGCCGATCGCGCGCGGCAGCATGGTCGTCTGGACAATAGGCTTGTTGCCCAGCGTCTTCAGGAACGCGCCCCACGCCGGCCAGCCTGTCACGGCAGCCGCCCCGTTCGAGGCATTGATGCCCATCTCGGAAATGATCGAGGTGAACGGGTAATCCAGGTAGGAGAGGATTGCCCCGCGCACGCTGAACTTCGTGGCGTCATAGAAGGTCGCGCTCGGGACAGACAGGTTGCAGTACGGGTAGCGCGTGCTGGAGACGTTGTCGTTCAGGGCCCGGTTGATGAAGCCCACGATCATCGGGACTTCGTTCCACAGCAGGTCTTCGTTCTTCCCCCAGCCGATGCTGTCTCCCATGACCAGCGGAACAGGCGGCTTGCCGGCCTTCAGCCAGCCCCTGGCCACCTGCATGACGGGCGCAACCTGGAACGTGCCGGTCCCGGCACTCAGCGTGCCGCTGGTCAGGTAGGAGCTGACGTCTGTGGATCCGGTCTTGTAGCCGTCGCCCTCGGTCGCATTGGACTTCGACGGCGTCAGTCGGTATTGGCCGCTTGCGACGTTGGTGGCGACACCGATGCGGTAACGGGTGTTGGCCGGGATCACGATGGAGTTCTCGTCGGTGATCGCCCAACTGCCGTTGGTGACGGTGAACGAAGAACTGCCGCCAACCGTCAGCGGGTAGCGCGTGCCGGAAATCTCGATGACGACGCCCTGGAACAGGACATCATTGCCCAACGGGTGCTCATAGTTCACCGTCGCGTCGCAGTAGATCCCGGCGAACACCAGGCGCGGGCAGACGATGTCGTAGGGCGGCGAGTCGTATGACGTGAAGTCGACCTGATAGACGTTGCTCGCGCTGGCCGCGGTGTACGTGATGAAGTTTCCCTGTCGGTTCGAGCTGAACATCAGGGGCCCGCTGTTCAGTGGAACAACTGCCGAGCCCCCCTGCACAGCCCTCGCCATCGGCGTCAGCGCAGCCCGACGCCGAGGCTTTCGGATGACGCCGCGGAGCCTCATTGGTCGGCCTGGACGGTGGGTGTGCCGAGACCAGCGCCAGCGCGGAACTGGTACTGCGCCCCGGCCACGGGGTTGCTGATGATCTGCGCGCCGACGATCTCACCGACACCGGCCCACGCTGCGCCGCTGGTGTTGCGTCGCTCCAGGATCGCGGTGCCGCCGGTGGCTTGCACGATGAAGTCTCCAGCTGCCGGGGTGAACGGGGTATCGAGTGCGCTTGCAAGGGTAGCCATGGTCAGCCCTCGGCCTTCTCGGCCAGTTCTTGGTCAATCAGTAGGATGCCGCAGGTGTCATCAGCGGCGCGATCCAGCCGGCTGATCAGGTCGCCGTACTCGCCGACGCTGGTGCGCTGGATCTCGAGGAATTCCAGCAGGCGCTGCTGGGTGATGGGGTCGTCGGCCGCGGCCCTGTACCAGTCGGCGTAGTCGTTCTGAAGCTGCAGCTCGGTGTTGTAGGCCAGCTCGATGGCCTCGCGCAGGCTGGCGGTGACTTCGGTCATTGCTTCGATCGCCGGGATCTCGGCCACGGCACCGCGGTCGTTCAGGTAGTCGGCCAGCTTCTGATAGTGGGTCAGCTCGTCGGAGGACTCATGCAGGAACCACTTCTGCGCGCCGAAGTACCCGATGCGCTGCATCTGGTTGGCGATGTGCTTGTACAGGTTCGAGGCGAACAGCTCGCTGTGGACGGCGTCCTGCAGCGTGGCTTCGATCTTGGGGTCCAGTTGGTTGCGGATGGGCATGGTGTCCTCAGTGTGCGGCGTGGCGGCGGGCCCGCGACTGGATCAGGCGGCGGGCTGCGGATTCGGCGCCGTCATCCTCGGGCGGTCCGTCGTCGCTTTCGCCAGGATCGGCCGGGGGCTTCTTCCCCGCCGGCGGCGCGGCGCCAGGCATGCCGGGCGTGCCGGGGTCTGGTGCGTTCGGCGGCTGCAGACCGTCCTCGATGCGCTCCTGCGTGACCATGCTGGCCACGCGGTGCTTTTCCTCCCAGTCGCCGCCGTCGTAGGCCACGATTTCCTCGGGCAGCGTGGTCAGGCCCATCTTGACGCGCAGGTCGGCGGCCTGGGCCTCCTTCAGTGGGTCCAGCGCACCAGGGCCATCGCCGCCCCACATGGCACCGCACCAGGCGCGACGCACTTGGGCGTCGTTG